CCAGATCGAGGAATCGGGAGTGCAACTGAGCGAAGAAGCCGTTTCCGCCAAGATGCTGGAGATTCAGCTATTGGCAACTCGCGAGAAGCGAAAATTGAAGCAGTTCTTCGCCTTCTGTGCCGATGAGTCGTTTATCGAACTTAGACGTGCGTCGAGGGAGGATCTCGAAGCTCTTGGAAACTTTGCTTGGGAAGTTTTGCGGGATGAGAATGGACAAGTCCGTCGTTTTGTGCATGTTCCCTTCTACACGGTTCGGCTCGTTAAACGAGGCAAGGAGGGAGTCGAGGTCACGGTCAAGAGAAAGATCGATCCGATCACCTATGCCGAATACAAGGAAAAGAAGAAATTCAGGAGGTTCGTTCAACTCATTGGCGGGAAGAGAATCTTCTTCAAAGAATTCGGTGACCCTCGACCGATGAGCAAGAAGACGGGCAGGTATTTCGAGGATGAAGTCGTCATCAAGGAGCTCATGAGCAGGGATCCCGATGAGGGAATTGCTTCAGAGATGATTCATTACAAGATCCGAGCTCTTCGCGGATCCTATGGACTTCCTCGATGGATTGGAAATCTTCTCTCGGTTCTCGGATCCCGTCTCGCCGAGGAAGTCAATTTCTTCTATTTCAATAACAAGGGCATTCCGCCCATGATAATCTTTGTCGAGAATGGAAGACTTCGCGATGGGGCCGCAGATAAACTTGCCGACTTTATGAAACAAGTGAAGGGAGACACCAAAAAGTTCTGGAAAGTTGCGGTTCTCGAAGGGGAGAGTTCCGACGAAGCACGGCGTAGGGGCATTCAGTTCTCGGGGCAACCTCGTTTCAAGGTGGTCAAGTTGTCTTCCGAACAACTCAAAGATGCGCTCTTCCAGGAATACGATGAACGGAATCGCGATAAGGTCGGTGAATCTTGGCGTATGCCCAGACTTCTTCGTGGTGATACCCGCGATTTCAACAGGGCTTGTTACTCGGAGGATACCGAAACCCTCACTGAGAACGGCTGGAAGCTTTGGCATGAAATCGCTTCATCCGAGCGCATTGCGGCATTTTCGCCGGAAACTGGTCGGATTGAATTCGTCGTGCCTGAGAAACGTCATGTCTACAACGTGCAGAACGAAGAGATGATTCGCTTTGCGAACTCCCACACTGATTGTCTCGTGACGCCGGATCATAAGATGCTCGTCCAGTCCGGTCAGACACGGGCTGAGAATTCAGAATGGATCGAAAGCCAAGCGAAGGATATCCCGTTCGACAGATTCAACGTGAAAATGGCAGCGGACTCTTGGTGTGGTGATAAACCGCCCGATCTGTTCCATTTGCCCAAGTCGTGCGGATGTAAGATCGAGCGCGGACATGACCATGAGTGCGATGTGAAATTCGACGATTGGTTGGAGTTCCTCGGATATTGGATCAGTGAAGGCGGCATCCTGCAAACGGATCATCCGGCTGCTCCATATCTTGTTTATCTTGCTCAAAAGAAGCAAGATGTTCGCGAAATGATGCGTGCCTGTCTGGATCGCCTTGGGTGGTCCTATAGCACGCAAGAAGAACCTGATGGCCTCACAAGGTTCACGCTGTCGAATCGTTGCCTTCGAGATTGGCTTGCCGCAAATTGTGGGACGCACTCGCACAACAAACAAATTCCCTGGGAGTATTTGCGGCTTGACGCGCATTCTCTCGAAGTCCTTCTTGGTGCTCTATGGGCAGGAGACGGAACCGTTGATGTCCGTCCAAATCGGACCTCGCGCTCCTATTACTCGTCTTCAACGGTTTTGGCTGGACAGGTGCAACAGATTCTTGTGCAGATCGGTTTCCGTGCCACGGTCGTTCCCGGTTCGCGTCGTTTGCGAGTTCTTTCTTGTGAATCGCGGACGACGCAGTTGCGAAGAACCGGCAGCGAAAATACTCCAACCTCAGTGACAACAGAGAGATATACCGGAAGGGTTTATTGCTTCTCCGTTCCTGATTTTGGTTTTTTCGTAACTCGACGCAACGGAAAGATCGCGATCCAAGGGAACACCGCTGAAACCGCCAAGTCGTTCGGAGAGGAACAGGTCTTTCAACCGGAACGGGATCGTTTCGATGCCTGGATTGATCGTGTGATTGGTCCTGAACTCGATATGACCTATTGGATTTTTCGCACCTTGGCCCCAGTGGTGAGGGATCCCATCAGCTTGACGCAGATGGTCGAAACGCTCATGAAGGCATCGGTCCTTGTTCCGAAGGAAGGTCGGAAAATCGCGGAAGACATTTTTAATCGGGATTTCGCGGATATCCCGGAGAAGTGGGTGACTCAGCCGATCGCCTTGACGCTCGTGGAGGCCGCTCAGAGCAAGTCGGATGTTCAAGTGGCTCCAATAGAAACCGGGAATGCTCCCCAGGATCTTTCCAAGAAACTGGAGGAACTCGGACTCGGAGGTCTGGGCAAAAGAGTCGATGTCGGGGTAATTTCGAGGCTGTTGGAAATTCATCGTGAGCTTTCAGCGATGTCAGTGTTGCCGGATTCCGAAACGGAAGATTGATCTTGCGATCAGGGCGATTGAAGATTTGATTCCCTGGAGGGATCCTATCGTCGCGCTTGGCGAAAGAACGACGAGGTCGATCCTGGGGAAGATCTTTTCTTTGGAAAAGCAAAATGATCCTGACATTCTATCGGAGGCGGGATTCCTGGAATGGGTGCTGACTCTTGCGCTTGATCTTCGTCTTGCCGATCGTGTTGCTATCGGTCGAAGCGTTGATTCACTTCGTGATGTGATTTCGGTAAATTGGCCTGATCTATCGTTGACCGAGGTCGATGGCCTCCTCGTGGAAATTGTCGATCTTATCGCGAAAGTCCGAAACGATGCTCTCGGTCTTCAAATGCCTTTACTTACCGCCACGGCTGGTGATGCGATAACCGCCGCAGAATTGGGAACGGGGGTGAAATTGGGCATAGGACCCGTAAGCAGTGTATTTGATCCCAAGATGATTTTGTATCTCCTCAATTCCACGGCTAATTTCATGAGGGATCGCAACGGGAAGGTAGTCAATGCCTATTCGATCAAGGCTCGCCGAATAATCGCCGATGGTCTTGATCTCGGATTGCCTTCCCGAAAAATCTCGCAGATGTTGGCTCAAGAATTTCAGGACGTTCAGACCAGGGGTTACTATAACCTCATTGCCAATCAGTTTGTTAACGGTGCCCGTTCTTATGGCTCCCTGGTTTCCATGAGCGAGGCAGGTATTGAGCTCGCGGAGATATCGGCTGTTCTTGATGAGCGGACCACGGATACCTGTTTCGAAAAGTCGACGCCGATCGTTACTGAAAACGGGGTGTTTCCGATATCTGAAGTTCAAGTGGGGATGCGAGTCTTGACCGGAAGTAAAACTTTTCGAAGAGTTAGGGGGAAGTCAGTTCGCAATGCGATGACATGGTGCGTGGTTCGCCTTTCGTCCGGAAATCACTTGATTGTCACTCCAAACCATCTGACACTTATGGGTGACGGGTGGAAACGAGCTGGCGACTTGTTGAACGGCGACTTGCTTGCCTCAAATATCTGCCAAGAAGAAAAAGAAACGGATATCTGCAAGCCTCAACAAGAAGAAAGAGATCAAGAAACTCGGATGGAAACTTCTAACAGTGACGAAGAAACGGCTTGGCAGAGCCCCGGAGAAAAAACTGTTAAAACTTATCTTTCAAATTATCCAGCGGATATAATCGTTGAATCCGTCAAGTTCTTTGAACACAACGACGCTGCTTATAACCTTGAGGTCGAAGACGATCCCACTTACTTTGCAAGCAACGTCTTGGTTCATAACTGCCGATTTCTGGATGGCAAAATTATCAATGTCAATGATTCCGTGGGCCTCCTTGAACGTCTTGCCGAGACCACTGATCCAGGGACGATAAAAGATATCAACCCTTGGATTCATGAGGGGGGTGATGCCAACGGAAAATTCTTGTATATTGAGTCAGCTGATGGTTCGAGACGTGAAGTAGCCAGAGTGGTTCGATCGGGCTTGGGTATAATGGATGACCGAGGGGAATATTCCAACGGGTTGGGGATGGATGAGCTGTCGGTCATGGGAATAGGACCTCCGCCTTACCATGCATTTTGCAGAACGACTCTTATTCCGGTGATCGCTTGACCAGGAGCATGTTATGCCAGATCTCACGACCGGGGATCTTGCGAGTGAGGGAGGTTTGAAGCCAATCGCAATCGCTTCTTACCCCAAACTTCCGAAGGATGGTCTGATCGTTGTTGAACCGCATGCATCCTGGATCGTGGATGGCAGCAAAACGATATTGATCAAAAGCCGTCCATATAAGATCTCGGGCAGCGACTATCTGCTCTTGACAAGGAATCGTGCTCTCGGGATTATTCATTTGTCGAGCCCCAAAGAGATCAACCTCAAGAAGTTCAAGGAACTTGAAGCTGAGCACAAAATAACTCCAAAGGAGCGTCAGAAATTTTGGTCTGATAAGAAAAAATTTTGGGCTTATAAGATTGTTAAACTCAGACTGTTCGCCTCCCCAATTCCTATTGAGCCTCTTGTCGGACCGCAAGTAACCGCCAGGGACGTGAAGTTGAAACTTGAAAAGTCTCCTACTATGTTTGAACTTGCCAAGGCGGATGGGGATGCCCTGGCGAATTTTTCTGCATGGCTTAAACGTCTTGTTGCGTTGGCACCGTCCTGGAGCAAGTCAGTCCTGAGATTTCTCAAGGGACCCGAGAACATCATCGATGCGATCAAAAAGTTTCCCGTCTTCGTGATATCCATGTCTCGATCCATCGATGTTAGCGGCGGAAGTGCTGATAAAGAGGTGGGTTTTCCAAAGGCTCTGGAATCGGCGATCAAATGGGGCAGCAAAGCCCTTCAGGCGATCAAAGAGACCGATCAGACGAGTCTTGTTGAGAGTATCAAGCATGCCGTAACTGTTTTCGAAAGTATGGAAAGGATTGTTGATTCCGTCATGGAAGCCGAAGATCTCGAAGTCCTTAATGTCAACAAAGAGGCGGAATGATCATGGAGATTTTTGTGCGGGCATGGAATTCTCCAGGATGCCATGATCTTTACATAGGCACAATGGACCGGTCGGCATTCAGCAAAATTGCTGGATACTCCCCGTCTCCTCTTCCCGATGGTGTCGTGGGCGGCTTGGAGGATGACGAAGCATCGGATTTCGTGGCCTCTGTGACTTCGGAACTCGGTTTAGGCGATATCGCTTGCCTCTTGTTTGACGCGAATGGTTTTGTCTATGTAAGATATTTAGGTCGTTTCGAGCGAGATGCGTCTTTGCGAGATGAATTCAGAGCAATCGTAAGATTGCTGTCATAGATGGAGTCGTCGATGACCGACAAGAAGACCTACCCCGTCCTCAAAATGCCGAATCCCAAGTTCAATATTCTGTTGCTTGAGGACGATAAAGTCACTGGTTTGTTATCAAGAGTGGAGCGAAAGGAACGGGTCGGAGTAGAGCAAATCATCGTCAACGAACTGAATAAAGAAGGAGACATCCCCTTCGCTTATGGGATTATCAAGATGGGGGGCGGAAAGAGATTCGAGGGGATAGGCACTCTTCCTAAGAACTTCTCGGATGGCCTCGATGAGTTCACTTTACGGGAGTTTCAATCCGTCCACTCATTCTGGTTCCATCCGTTTGAATTGGTGAAGGCTTTCAAACCGCCCCTTCATCTGAAGACGGTAGTGCCCGGCAGAAGATACGCATCCGAAATCAACATTGATGAGGATACCAAGAAGAAGACCGATCAGAGTGAATCGGATATTCCTGATGACATTAAAAGATTCGTGATAGTCGACGACTCGGGAATCGTTAAACGTATTCCCGAGGACGAGGAGATCATTAAATCCGATGACTCCCCGATGTTCGCACTCGCGGTCCAGGGGCTTGCCAGACCATGGATGGCGTTTCCATTGTCGTCAGATAACGAGAACATTGCTGTTCGAGAAGCATCCGAGATTCTTGTAGAAAGAAGGAAAGCCCTGGGGATCTTGGCAAGGCATCTTGGCAGAACGGCGGCGGGTCTCCCCGCTTACGAGGCCAAGCTGAAACTTCAGGCAAGAGTGACCAAAGTATCGGATATCGAAGAAATCCTTTCCGTTTCTCCTCAGATGCTGAAGGATCTCGGGGATGATGTTTTGAAAAAATTCTATGCCATTATTCATTCGTTTTATGTCCTGCATTTCGGAGACAATTCCGCAACATCCATCGGCACCATCAGCCGAGAAGATATCGTAAATGCCTACATTTTTATTCTTGAGGAAATGGGACGAAGAGGAAGTCTCCCTAAACCTGTAGATCAACTCGATTCGGAAGTCCGAGATTTGGTCCCCGATATCTTCAAGGTGAAACAAGAGGATGTGGATATCGATCCCGAATTCCTCGCCCCGATCAACGCCTCGGGAGAGAAAGCAGGGCGAAAAATCGAGATCAGCGAAATTCTTACGAAGATAAAATCCTTCAGGTTCAGGCAGGACGCTATAGTGCTTGTGGGCGGTCTTGTCAATCACGGTTCCACCGACAATGACATTGATATCCTTCTCAAGGGACCAATGGATGAAGGGATCAAGCATGTTCTTAAGTTCAGACTCGGGAGGATGCTCGGACCCGAACTTTCTCAAAGAGTTCAGTTCCTCGAAGATGATGAACTCGGTGGGCCTTTTACAAATCACATTCCTCTCGGAAATCTCGCCTTCGAGGTAAATACCGAGTTTGCTTTGAAGGAAATGAGGGACCTTGAAAAACAGGGTGACCCACTTCTGGATACTCCAAAGAAGGGTAAGCGGCCTGCGGTCTTTCAACTGCATTTTAGAGGCAGAAGCGTTCACGGCGACTTCAGAATTTTGATCGATGATTATTTGATAGGTTGGACTTTATCTCTACAAAAAGAAGGAGCCATCAAAGAGCCGGTTCTCAGCGTAACTGAGGGCAAGCACATCGCGGCGGGTTATGATGTCGCCGAAGGCAATCCATACCTGAAGCCGTTTTTGGCCCCCGATGGAATATACGCTGAGCCGAAGTCAGCCCGACAGCCAAGGGCATGGTTGGATGTTGCCGACGAAACTTCCGATCCGGGTTCCGTTGGGGCCACTCGAAATTTTCCTGCCGTTTTTGTTTTGATGGAGCATCCAAAGGTTGAATTTGGGAGGCAATCTCCGCACTTTCATGAATATTTCGTAAGCGGGAGCAAATACATGAACGGGGTTGTGATGTTCCGGCAGCTTGTCAGCCAGGGCGAACAGGAGGGTGGCACGAGGGCGGGTGAAGCGTTCTGGAAAATGTTCCTTTCTAAAAATTATCTACCCTCGGTGCTGAATCGCAGGACCGTTGAGAAGGGTGATATGCCACCCGATGGAATTTCCTGGCTTCCCGAGCTCCTCGAACGCGATGTTCCGCAGGAATATCGTTACTGGGAAAAGAAGGGCGCTGATGCCAAAAAGATCCGGGATGCTCTTGTCGATGCCAGAATTTTTACTGAAGACTCGGTTGGATTGGTAAACGGCGAAATTCGGCTCATCAAAAAGAAATTTTTTACGGAGAAGGATGGGCACATGGAGGAGGTCGTTCTCGATAAAGATCTGAGAACGGTTGATTACACTTTGTCGAGACAATCCTTCCGGGGACCTATACAGATTCGCACAGGATACTCTAAGGTCTTTTGGTGGCTTGTGCTTGACCAGCCCGGTAAGTCGGGAGTGTTGGCGTGGAAACTTCAAATTGATCCGCTTTCAGGTGACAATAAAATCAGCGCGATCAAGCCAATGGCGTCACAGGTTAACGACAAGGAGTTGCTTGCCATCTCCGGTGATCTGAAACCTGGATCCAGATACAACGATACGAAGGATACGCCATCCAGAATTGATATCGTCGGGAAGGGAAAAGTCGATCTTCTCGATGAGCAATCTGATTTTCTGAAGATCCGTTTCAAGTCAGGACCTCTTAAGGGGGCCAAGGTTCTACAGGCCGAGGAGTCCGGCTCGAAAATTTGGGAATATCGTGATTCCACGTTGCCGGGAAAATCTATTGGCGAAGGGACGACCAAGAAATCGTCGATCAGAACTGAGAACGGAGTTCAGATCTGGAATATCGAAGATAAGGATGACAATGTCGATAGACGGGAGCTATCGCCTCTTGCGATTTATACTCCCATGAAACCAGCAGAGGGCTTCTTTGATCCTGGTAAGTTGATCGACGAATGGGCAAAGCCCAGGATTCTTTCCGAAGGTCTTGCGATAGAGCCGAAATATAATGGTTTGAGAACATCGATACAGGCTAATAATGGTAAAGTCCTCATTTTCTTTGAGGATACCAAGTCCGATCGTTCCAAGATTCTTCCTTCTATTACCGCAGAAGCGCTGCGTATCGAGAAGGAGATCGGACCTTTCATCATAGATGCCGAGATACAGGATTATAACGACGACGGTAGCGCTAAACCCCGTAGAACGTTTTCACGGTTCACGGGACCGGTTCAGGTTCAAGACGATTCGCATGTCAAAATGGCGGTGTTTCAGGGCCTGTATTTGCATGGCAAGAATCTGACTGCCGTTCCCTATCATGATATGCGACCGTTGTTGGAAAAGATGATCAAGGAACATGGAGGTAAGCATTTCTTCATAGCACCCTACGAAAAAGTTTATACTCGCGAAGATTTCGTCAGGGCTCTCAAATGGGCGGGTGAGTTTCCTGGGTCCGAAGGTGCTATGGTTAAGATGCTCGAATCGACCTATTCTCTTGGTGGGGAAACAGATTCCTGGACAAAGTTAAAAACTGTTCGAAATGTCAAAGCTATCGTTGCTGAAAAGTTTCTCAAGCAACCTTCGCCGCATCAAGAAAGTCCGGCACAGACCTGGGTATATTTGTGCGCTGTAGGTCCGATATCCGAAAAAGATATTGACTCCATCGGTGATCTTATTAAGATTAAAGGTCAATGGTATTCAGAAATCGGTAAAACGTTCGCCACTAATGTTAAGGCGAGTCAAGGCGATGTCATCGAAGTTCAATTCACCGAATTGCTGGTCGACAGGTCGGGTGAAAAGAAAACCGTTCACTGGTTCACCCCGGTCGTTATCGAGAAAGTGGAACATAAACCTGATACTTTTACATCTGTGGAAGGACGCGCTTTTGAACATGAAATAAAAAAGTTTGTTGACAAAGTCTTGGAAAAGCAGCTTCCTATAATCGTTAAGAAAGATGACGGGAAAGACGAACAAATTGTTTACGGAGTTGTCCTTGAACCCGAAACAGTCGACAAGCAGAACGATATCTACTCCGAAGATGAGGTTCGTCAAGCTGCGCATCTTTTCATGGAGGAATATCGACACCTCGGTTTAATGCACAAGATCAGACTTGATGGCAGGCTGAAAATATTGGAGACTTATCTCGCACCACAGGAGTTGGTAATAAATGGAGTGTCCGTTAAGAAGGGAACGTGGCTGATGGTAATAAGGGTTCTTGACAAGGTCCTGTGGAAGGCTGTAAAAGATAAACGTTTGACCGGGCTCTCAATTGCTGGCTCGGCCCAGAAGGAATCGGATACGGTTGAGGTCCAGTGATGGCGTCGGAACTCGATGATCCCTTGGAACAGGCCAAGAAAAAATCGAAAACTGTAAATCGACTGCGGGACATGATTGTTTCCGACGTCGATATAGTAGACCGAGCCGCCAATGGGCGGCAATTCCTTTTGTTCAAGCGGGAGGCCACGATGCCGAACGAACAGGTCGAGGAAATCGTTTCGGTCGAGGTTTCGGATGCGGATGTTGAATCGGGCAATGATCCGGATCCTGCCAACAAGGACGCAGGTTCAACCGCTTCGGACGAGGGTGTAGCCCCGAAAGAAGAGGCTGTCGCGAAGAACGAAGAAGAGACCGAAAAGGCCAAGAAGAAACCCGAGGACGGGAAGGGCCAACTGACTTGCAAGGACGAGCAAGGCGCGGAGACGGAAAAGCAGATGAAGATGCCAGCTCCCGTCAAGGAGTCCGTATCATCTGCGTTGCGCGAAGCCACGGAAAGGATGATGAGCCTCATCACCGTCCTGCGGTCTGCGAAGGCCACTGACGACAAGACGTCTTCTCCTCTCCCGGATGTGATTCACAAGGAAATCAAGGTGATCAGCACTGTGCTCGGAAAGTTGCTCCAGAGATATCCGGCTCCCAGCACGAAATCGGAGGGAGAGGAAGGCGAAGAAAAACAGAACGTCGAGAAGAAGGCCGACGCTCACTCCGCCATCTTTGCGGAGAAGATCGCTGCTCTCGGAACATTGGTGGCAGAGATCAATGCCACCGACACGGGCGCTGCGGATTTCCAAGCCAAGCTCGATCAGATGAGTTCGATCATCTGGTCTGTTCGCGAGTTCGCCACGGTCGTCAATGTCGCGAAATCGGAGGGTGATGAAGCTGCCGTTGGCTCGGGTGCTTCCGGCGACGAAGGTGTTCGCGAGTTTCTGAAAGCAGCGGGGAACGTCTCCATCCCCAGTCCGGTCAGGGATGCCGTGATGGAGAAGATTCGTTCGGGCATGGAACGACTCTTGTCGGTGCTTCGCGAGGTTCGTGACATGGAGACGACCGACGAGAAGATGGCCAAGCCGGTCCCGGATAAGGTGATGGCTGCAACGAAGGCTGTCATGACCGACCTGAACAGCATCACCGAAAAGTATCCGTCGCCGATGGCCAAGATCGGCAACACGATGGCAAAACTCGAAGCGCACCTCGAAGGTCTCCGCGCGATCATCTCGGACGTCATGGCGTTCAAGGGTAGCGGGGATTCGAGTGATGCTGCCGACGTGGAAGCCGGGATCCAGAAAGCGATGTATACCTGTCCGAAATGCGGTGCGACTGCGGAAGGGAAACCGAATATCGACATGACGTGCCCGAAATGCAGCACGGCGATGGTCATGAAATCCGACGTCGATAAGGCCGCTGATGATCGGATCACGAACGTCGAGAAGAAGCTCGACGATCTCATCGAATTGGCCAAGCCCCAAAAAAAGGAAACGACCAAGCCCCTGCCATCCCCGAATTCGGCCGACACCGATGCCGGAACGGGAGTGGTGAAAAAGAATGAGGCTTTCCGGTGGCCGGGAGACATAGCGGAGAAAGTTCGGAAATCCATGGCGGCTGGAAAATAGCGAATGAATCGGCACGATCCGCCTTACGAGGCGGGATTGACTCGGTGAAACCTTTGTGAAGGAGGGATCAACATGGCGTCCAACCGAACGATTCTCGAAAAGGCGGATCTCGCCGTTCAAGATCTCATCACGAGCGGCGGGTATCTTCCGGAGGCGGCTGCGGCGAAGTTCTTGGAAATCGCCGTGAAGGAGTCCAATTTTCTTCCCATGGCGACGGTGCGCCCGATGAAGTCGCACGACGAGCGGATCGACATGTTCCGCTTTGCCGGTCGCGTCCTTTATCCGGGAGCCGAAGCCACTGCTCTCCAGGCCGCATGGCGCTCGAAGCCCAACCTCTACAAGGCCACGCTCCAGGCGAAATTGTTCAAGGCGGAAATTCGCTTGAACAAGGAAGTCCTGGAGGACAACATCGAGGGCGAGGCGTTCCAGCAGACGATTCTGGGAGCCGCAGGAAAGGCCATCTCCCGGGACATCGAGGACGTCGTCTTTAACGGCGACCAGACCTCTCTCGATCCGACTCTCGCGGTTCTCGATGGGTTGCGGAAGCAGGCGACGACCAATCTCGTCAATGCCACCTCTTCCGTCACGTCCAAGACAGTCTTGAAGGGGACGGTCAAGGCGCTTCCGACCGAGTTCATCAAGGATCGTCGCGCTCTGCGCTTCATTACCTCGATCGACTCGGAAACCGATTACCGCGACACCCTGGCGGATCGTGCGACGGCGGTCGGCGACAAGTTCCTGCTGGAAGGCGTTCCGGCGACCTACTCCGGGATTCCGATGGTCGGCATTCCGGTTCTTCCGGAAACCCTGGGAAGTCCGGCATACCACACCGAGATGCTTCTGGCCGATCCGACCAACGCGCACATCGGTTTCTGGCGGCAGATCGAGTGGGAGACGGACAAGGACATCGTAGCGGGGGAACTGATCATCGTGGTCACCCTTCGCATGGATGTGAAGTGGGCCTTCGAGCCCGCAGTGGTCAAGGTTCAGAATCTTCGCGTCGGTTAATCGATCTGGTGATCGATTTTCCGTCAGCGTTGGAATGTGGTCTGTTCATGCGGCTCGGGAATCCCGCGCCGCGTGAGCGGCCCGGATTTGCATTACAATTCGAAAGGAGATCAACATGGCCGCAACGATCACTGTCCAGCAACTGGCGGGTCAGAAGCCGATGGCTCCGACTTTCGTTGATCGTATCCGTGTCCAAGACAAGACGATCCTGACCTTGCTGAACGACGCCGTGGCGCAGTACGAGGCTCACCGGGTGACCGTCAGTCCGGCGGTGCATGGCGCAGCCGATGCGACGATGTCATCACGGCTCAACGTCCGGCCACGACGGAGGCTGAGGCCGTCGCGCTTGTCAATGACCTCAAGGCGATGTACGAGGCACACCGTGTGCTGACCGCAGGTGCGGTCCACGGCGCGGCCGACAACACGAACACAATCGCCTCGGCCAATGCGACGAACTGGGCCACTGCGCTCACGCTCATCAACGAGTTCAAGAACACGACAGCATACGAGGCGCACCGCATTCTGATCGCCGGTACGGTCCACGGCGTCGCAGACGCGGTCAACGCGATCACGGCGGATGACGCCGGATATCCGCAGGCGACGGGAGGGTTTCCCCTCAATCTCGCCACAGTGCTGCCGGGGAAAACAATCCTCGGCGTGAGCAACGGGATCGTGATCGGAGGCGACATCGGTTGCGTCTTCGACCGGACGGCGGGAAAACTCAAGTGCTTTGTCCTCTCGACAGGAGCGGAAGTCGCGGACAAGGCGAGTGCCGCTGCTCTCGATACGGAGTTGTCCGTTTTCTCCATTTGATGATCATCGACGAGCGGTCGTGAAATAGTCGCTTCCGATTATTCGGTCGGTCACGGCTTTGACAACGAGATTTCCGTAGGAGGAACCCATGGCGACGATCAAGGAAAATTTCGGATCGGGCGGGGCCAATCTCTCGCCGAATGATTCAAGTGGCCAGCCGACCCTCGCAGAAACCCTTCGCGAGGTCGCAGATGATCTGGCTGGAGTTCGGAATTCACGTGCGACTTCCTTGCGAGTCGGAGGCGTGATTCCGTTTGCGCTTCTCAGTGCTCCCACGACTCCGTCGGCGCAGGCGACCGGCGTCGGGAACACGACGTGGAGCGCCAACATTGCCGCATTCGTTTGCAAGGTCGGGGGCCTCGGTCATCAGTTTGCGGCAGCGGTGGACTTCGCGATTCACGCGGGAAGTTTCCTGGCGGGTTTCATCAACGGCGCGAGCTGCATCGCCGCGATTGTCGCGAAAAACGTGGCGGGCACGATCACGACTGTCGCGGTCAAAGGCACCCCGGCGACGACGGGAACCCAGGTCGCTCCGACGGATGCCGAGATCCAGGCCGCACTCGGTGCAACGGTCCCGTGGGTGAAAGTCGGAGAGTGTACGCTGAATCGCACGGGTGACACTACGGTCACAGAGTCCCAGGACAACAGCAAGATGGAGACGGACGCGGGTTACGGGGCTTACTCGCTCAAGACCATCAGGGGTTGAAAATAGTCCCGGGATGACAGGTTCAAGATGTTCAAGTTCTGAAGGAGATTGATCATGCAGATGGTTGCAAGGATCGTTCCAAAGGATCCTCGGAGAGGTTTCAAGTGCGAACGCTACGTCTACCGTGGCTTTCGTTTCGAGGCTTCTCGTGGCTGGTATCAGGTCAGCAACGAACTCGCGGAAGAGCTCAGAAAGTGTGTCCAGGATCCGAACGCACCGGTCTTCGTTCCGATCTTTCAGGTCGCATCCGAAGCGGATGCGGGAAAGATTGAACGCGAGGATTGGGAACGCGAACATCCCGAACGGAAGATCACGGAAGCGATCAAGGGTGCTCAGATCGTGCCTGAACGCAGGCTTGTTCCGCTTCCTAAACCCGAGAGGGAGATGGAGGACGGATCGGGAATCGAAGATCGTTCGAATCCCGCCTCCGATGCGCCTGATAAAGAGATCAACTTCTCCTGACGACTTGAACGGTGGCGGTGATGCCTGTTCGGGATACCACAGACATTGCGCTTGCCGCATACATGAGTATGCGTGCAAAGCGTGACAAGACGCTCGGTCTTCGGCTACAGAAGGTCGAAAGGAATGGCGTAGGTTCAATGTTCGTTTTCAAGGACGAGAAGGACTTGTGGGACGAGATCGTGGCGGAATTTCCGCATAGTGAGAGTTGTGAGTTCGACCTGCAAGTTCGCGCGCTGAAGGCCATCGGCTACAGTCGCGACAGGAGCAGCAGAAATGCCAGACATTGACCTGGAAGCCTATGACCAGGGACTTCAGGAACTCCAGCGGCAGCACGCGAGGGACGCTCTCCGGGTAATCGTCGCGCGGTCCACAGTCGGCACGGATTTCAAGAGTGTCGCCGCTGGCGCGTTCGTCGAGGTCGGGCTGTCGTGGGACCGTGGCAACCAGATTGTCGCCGCTGACGTCGAGCGCATCGTGATCGAACGGACGGCTGGTGACTGCACGAGCATTGACGTCGAGATGCGCGCCAAGGCGGGTGGCACGGGCGGAGACATCGCTTATTCATTCCTGACTGGCAGTGTTCCCGTTTTCGACGAGGAGCCGGATCCCAGCCCCGTTTTTCTCTCGGAAGCGACGGGAGTAGACCGCTACAAGGTCTTCCTCGCGATCAAGCCGGTCGGCGGAGCCGCTCCGAACGACTTTACGGCGCGGATCTACGCGAGGCCACGGAGATAGTTAATGCCACAGGACCGACCCAGTCCGTCGAAGGCATCCCCGAGGTGGCGGGAAGAGGTCGCGAACGCCGCCGCGCTTCCGACGACCGGGAACCGGGTCGCCGACGTCCGCGTCGCGAAGGACACGCTCATTCCGTGGACTTGGAACGGGTCGGCGTGGCAGCACCTCGCGGCACTTATCGGTTCGGTCGAGTACCAGGGGACGTGGAACGCCGCGACGAACACGCCTGCGCTCGCGAGCGGGGTTGGGACGAAGGGCCACTACTACGTCGTATCGGTCTCGGGCAACACCAACCTGGACGGGATCACCGACTGGGTGGTCGGGGACTGGGCCATCTTCAACGGGACGGCCTGGGAGAAGGCCGACCATACCGACGTCGTGTCCTCGGTCTTCGGTCGTTTGGGTGCGGTGGTTGCTGCGGCGTCCGACTACGACGCGTCGCAGGTCGACAACGACTCCGGCGTCGCCGGGGCGACGGTCAAGGACGCGCTGGACACGCTCGACGGCGCTTGCGCCGACGTGTCGTGCTCGGCCTACCGAACCACGGTCCAGTCGGTCAACGACTCTGCGCTGACTCCAATCGCGCTCGACGCGGAGGAGTTCGACACCGACGCCATGCACGACCCCGGCGTGAACCCGTCGAGGATCACGGTCGCCACCGGAGAGGCCGGGAAATACCTTGCGATAGCCAGACTGTCGTGGGCTGGCAACATCGCCGGACTCCGCGCCGTAGCGATCTACATCAACGGCGCGATCCACACCGCCAACTACGTGAATCCGGTCGGTGTCTTCTCGACCATCGTCGGAGTCAGCAAGGTTTTGGACCTTTCGGTGGGCGACTACGTCGAAATGTACGGCTATCAGACTTCCGGCGGAGCGCTGAACACGGTCGCTGGTGCGATTTGGAATCATCTCCAACTCGTGAAGCAGAGGGGATAGCAGCTAGATGGCGAGCGAGAAAAATCTCGTCGAGCAGGGGATCGCTGACAACGTGATCCAGGACCAGGCCGAGAAAGGCGCGGCGAGCGGCTACGCCGGTCTGGACGCTGGTTCCCGCGTGGCGCAGTCTCCGAAGCTCCACAAGGGGGATCACGGGATTGACGGTGGAGACGCGTTCGGTTCGGCCGACAACGTGAACTTCGGCAAGATCCAGATGGGCCTCACGACGGAGCGTTACACGAAGTCCATGACGACAAGCGACGCGGCACCCGTCGACCTCGACGCCATCGCTATCGCCGAAGCCGAGGTCGTCAATGTCGAGGTCAACGTTATAGCGCGGAGGGCCGATGGGTTGCAGCGCGCTGTCTACCACCTTGAGGGCGTCTTCTACAGGAACGTCGCGGGCGACGTCACACAGCAGGGAAACACGGCTTCCCTGTTCATCCGCAGATCGACTTCCGCGTACGATGTGAACCTTGAGGCCGACACGGTTGCGCAAACAGTGGACGTCCGGGTCACGGGCGTTGCGGCGACCACAATCAAATGGGAGGCGCGCATAATCGTGACGCGCCTCCAGGCGTGAGGATGAACCATGGCCAAAGAGGGACTGATTGACGGCGTATTCACGGGCGACAAGGTAAAGTGCACGCAGATGTGCGAATGCCTTGGCTCCGCAACAGCAGCCGTTTTCGGCAAGGACTACCAGACTGCTGTCTCCCTTGCACGACAAACGACAACGTCGGCCGTTTATCAGGATAAGGTAACTCTTACTACTCCGGCACTAACTGGAACTTATCGAGTTGGTTGGATGGCAACTGTAGATAACACTGACGATCAAGGAAAATTTAGGCTTTATAATTCCACCAACGCTACCGTAATTCAGGAAGAGATACGAAAAATCAAAACGGACAATGATAGAACCAGCATAGGCGGATTCGCAGAGATAATTTTCACAGGGGCTGCCAAAACATTAAAAATCCAATTCGCTGATTTCATAGGCGGAACTGCTCAGGGCATCGCGGACGCCCGTATCGAGATCTGGAGGGTGGCGTAGTGTCGCAGACCTACACGTATTCGATCTCCGTGGACTTCCCGAACGCGAAGGTGAACTCCTCGATTTTCACTACCGAGATCGCGCAGAGTTCGATAGCGTCCGCCGCGCTGGAGATGATCAACACGAGTGGAGACGACTGCAATGCGGTCTTCGACGGGGTGCTCTCGGCTCCAGACGAAACCACGCTCGATGGCCTCGTGGCCGCGCACCAGGGAGACGCCGTGCCGGAGTCCGGGAGCGTGACGACGACCGACGCTACGGAAACCACGCTGCTTGAGGGGCCAGTCCCGGAGAGCGGAGCATATTTACTCGTCGCGAGTATCGCGGCGATCGGCTCGAACAACAAGCCGTGCGGTTTCCACCGGATGGCCACAGTCTATCGGCTGCCAAGTGGGAGCGCGATTCTTTACGATCTCGCGGACTCGAACATGACCCGGGTTCCGGACAACTCAATGTTCGCGAGGTTCGACGTGAGCGGGAATAATTTCAGGCTCCGCGTCAAGGGGCTCGCGGCGACCACGATAACGTGGATCGCCAAACTCGACAGGGTTTACGCGCAACTTCCGTAGGTGAAGCATGTCCGTCATCAGTTGCAAAGACCTGGGAACCGACGTCAGAGTTCTCCTCGTCGACCACGACCCGAAAACCGTGTCGACTGATTGCCCGAAGGGCACGTCGATCATCGACGCGAACGGCGTCTGGTACAGGAAGCGCGACGACGGCGACACGACGAACGTCGCGAAGATGGGAAACTTCAACGACGTCACGACCTATGCGAGCCTTCCTGGAACTGGCGTCGAGAAAGAGACGTATCTCACCGTTGACACCCACTCGGAGTATTACTGGAACGGAAGTGGGTGGGTCCAGGTGAACGTCGCGGAAAAGCGGCTCGGCGGGATCATCGTGTCGAAGTTCGGGAATTCGGTTCCTTCGGAATACAAGCACGCGACCGGCGCGGCGGTCTCGACATACGAGCGGTTCCAGAGCGGGAAGGACAACGCAGGCGGGGCGGGTTTCGCCGGGGCGTCGAGGGAGTGGCGCACAGGTGACGGCGGGGACGCGACGGCAGGCGTCAACGCGGGCGGCGCAGCAGGCGTGTACAAAATCGTCTGCGGCAAGGGCGGCAGCGGTTTCGGAGGCGGCGCGGCAGGGGCTTCAGGTTCGCTCCAGGTGTGGCACGGGGACGAGGTTGCGGGAACCTACGCTACGGTTGGGC